TTTTTTTCACAACAGATTGAACTCGGGACTTTAAAAAGGCTTTAAAAACTTTTTATATCCCCCCGCTGTCTCCGAACTCACGCCGGAAGCGCTGTAGCATATCGTAAAGTGTGTGCTGCATCTTCTTTTTCGCCATGTAGCCGCGATCATATTCTTTATGTATGCGTCTATGGTTCGCTTCGCTCAACCCTATTACATTGTCTCTATCAAGTCTTCTATGCCATGCTTCTACTATCTCTTCTATGTGGTGGTACTGCTCTGCTTCTATAATCTTTCCTGTGGTATAGTATTCAAATATATCTATACCAAACTGCGCCGCTGCCTGGCTCGTTCTGAATCCTTCCCAGGGCTTGCTATTATAAAACTGCTGCCGCCGGGCTTCCTCTTCGTTCTCCATGCGCTTACGCTTATATTCTCTGTACTTCTCTTTGTCCGTGTTCCTGTGTCTATCACAGTACTTAGTCCCAGCATCTACTACCTTATGGCAGCCCGGGTAACTACATAACTTCTTTAGCATATTCTCTTTCTTCTTTCATAGTGCCGCCCTGGATTTCATGCGGCACTCGGGAGGGTTCACACAAACAAAAAAAGAAGAACCAGGCAAAGGGTGCTTTCCTTTACCTAATTCTTCTTGCGTTTGTACTTATAGATTACCATAAAGTTTTCTATGTTTCAATTCCTTTTTGCCGTGTTCCCGCTATACTTTGCTTAGTTTTGCTACCGTTTTTTTCTTGTGGCTGGCAGTCCATGTATTCTCTTCCAGTTATTACTCTTGTCCTGGTTCTCACGTAACAACTGCTGCCGCTGCCTTGCTCGTATGATCTGCTGCTTACTGTCTCTTATCCGTATCTTGCGTAGCTTCTTCCTCGCTTCCTTGTCCCCGAAGCTTGCCCTTATCATTAGCACTTGCATTTCTGTATTTGCTTTCGTTGTCTCATATAGCTTTTCTAACTGCTTATTGATCTGTTCCGCGCACGCTCTTGTTATCTCTCCAAGCTCTTTAATTGCTTGCACAAGTTCGTTCCTGGTTTCTGCATCTATAATCATTCCATCTCTTCTCCTACTACTTCCAGGTTGATAGGCTCTATCATATCGTCTAACATTGCGTAGTAAGGTTTCTTATTTCCTGGCGCTGCTTTTAAATTCACGTAACGGAAATGCACAAAGTAAGCGTACATATCTTCCGTGTTCGGCAGCTTCCGTATTTCTTTCACTGTACCTATCTTTCCCAGGATATGCTTAATATGTTTCTGCTTTACGCCTACTTCCTTAAGCCTGGCTTCTGTACATATCACTTTTACTCTTTGTCCTTTTCTAATTTTTCTTTCTTCCACGTTCTCTTATTCCTTTCCCGTGTCAGATTCTGACACCCTTACACCAATAATGCAAAAGCCTTCTGCTAGTCCTCTATGCTCTTTCACTGTATATGTTACTTCTGCCTTAAGCCCTCTTCCTGTATTGCGTCCCTCTTTGAACTCCATATACTCTATAATATCGCCTTCTTTGTATCCGGCATCTTTGCATATTTCAAAACTTTTCTTACCGCTTGCTACATCATCGAAGTACATAGCCGCCAGGCGTATAACGTGTGTCTTTGGTTCTGCTGCCGCTGCTTCGCTCGGTAACGTCTCCATTTTCTTATCATCGGACTGCTGCCGTAGCTTCGCTTTTGTATCCCGGTCTATTGCCGCCTGTTCTTCATCATACCGCTGCTCTTCCGTCTTTTCTGCTTCTGTCTTATTTGCGTATTTATCGCACTTTTCACAAGTTCCCGTTTTTACGTTGCACTCACTGTAGTATAGGCAAGAATAGCATAAGCTTGTAATGCTTTCCGGGTGCGCTGGTTCGTAATCGTCGCCCGGCTTCTTTTCCGCTTCTTTCTTCTCTCGTTCTTCTTTTACCATTTCCCGAACATCTTTACTTAACAGCTCTCCGTTTTCAATAACTTCATGCTGCTTTGCTTCCGGCAGCCTGGACGTTTCGTAAGCTGTAGAAAAGTTTATTTTCCCGTCCTTAAATGCTTCCTTACCTTCTTCGCACAAATTGTTATTGATACTGTTGATCTGATTTATTTTACCTGTAGACTTCCCGGTAACATTCGCTATATAGTCTCTCATTTTTCCCTCTATAACCAGCTCTCCGGCTTCCTTGGCTTGTTCCAGGTACTTTTTAAACTCAGCTACGCCGTTTGTTAATTCCCAGTCGCTAAGCTGTCTATTAAAGATATTTGCACTATGAAGTGTCAGCATAAATAAGCTTTCGCTCATTTCCTTTATCTTGCAATCCACAAGCTTAAATTCATCGTGACCGCGTTCAATATTAAGGACTGCTGCCGCTGTACGTCTATGACCTACTATTATTCTGTCCTGTCCATCTACGCGCCCTACTATGATTTCCTGTAGCTGTCCGACTAAAAGCATATTATCCGCCAGCTCTTCTATATTGTCCTGGCTGTATTTGTTATGCTCCGACGGAATCAGTGTACGCGGGTCTAAGCGTACCTTTCTATAGTCCTTTGCGAAAATAATATTTTTCTTGCTGTTTGCGTTAAGTCTGTCGCCTATGCCAATCTTTCCCATTGTCTTCTCCTTTCTATAGCCCTAAAACTTAAACTTTTTTAACATCTTTTGTCAGCATTTTTTATTTACCTTCTTTATTTCCAGCCACAGCCCTTTTTTCCGTCCTTCTCGTATAGGAAATCTGTATCATACCCTTGTCGCTGTAATATATTATGCGTCTCTACTAAGTCGTCTTTATCTGCGCATTTTATTGTATCTCCTACTTTTAACATCTTTATATCCTCTTTCCCATATACTCTAATACCAGGTTCTTATAATCTCTTGTCGCTGCGCTTCTCGGTGTTGTCTCTAACAGGCTTTGCCCGTTCTCATACGTCCACGCTGTTACTTTCTTGCTATGTCTGATATGCGTATTAAATACGTCGTATTTACTATTTCTTAAGACTTCCTCGCCTTTTATTACGTCGATATCTTTCGTATACATCGTTACCAGGCAGCGCACGCTTTCCAGCTTTTCGTTATACGGTCTGATTTCCTGTATAATGTCGTCTAGCTCTTCCATTCCATCTAAAGCGTTCTTGTCTGCCTTAATCGGTATAATAATATCTTCCGCTGCTGCCAGTGCGTTAAGTACTTCTATCCCTACGCTCGGGTGGCAATCAATAATACAGTAGTCATATTCTTCTTCTACCTGTTCTAAGATATTTCTTATCCGCCCTATCTGGTCGCTATCTTTATCCGTTATAAGGTCGTCTGCTGCCGCGATCATGTTCATATTTGCCGGGATAATATCTAAGCCCCAGCGCCCACTCGGTATAATTACGTCTTCTGCTGATAGTATCGGATTTCTAAGTACGTCTTCCATGCTCGGCTTATCGTAGCTGTGTTTTCCGAAGAATTTAGTAACTGCCGCCTGGAAGTCGTTATCTATCAGCAATACGTTTTTCCCGTGTGCCTGGCTCATAATCAAAGCCATGTTAATAGCCGTTGTACTCTTTCCAACTCCGCCCTTTAAATTTACTACTGCTACTGTTCTCATTCGTTCTACCTCACTTTCTTTTATTTCACTTTCCACGCTGCTAAGCCCATATTTTCGACCATTAAGACACAGTAGCCATCTAACAAGCCTTCTATTTCTCTTTCTGTGCTGTATACCTGTACTGTAAGCTTCTTCCCGGTAAACTTCCCGTTATCTTCTTCCAGTAATATTAAAATATCGTCCGGCTCATATCCCCTGTCTTTCAATATCATGTATGTAGAGTAAGACGCTTCCAGTTCTGTAGCTGTACCCTTATCGCATTTTTCATAATATTTCTTGCCTATCTTTCTTTCGTCCGGCTCAATATGTAATTTTCCTCTTAACCATTCAATCGCCTTCATTTGTAAACCTTCCCTTTCTGCGGCGGCAGCTTCCCGCTCCGCCGCTGGTGCTTTGTTTCCGTGTTTCGTGTGTGACATATTATTTCCTCGCTTCGCCATATAACCATAAGCAGTTACAAGCTTTTTATCTTTTGTACTGTTTTTTACGTTGCTGGTAGTAGTCCTGGGCTTAACATATCGTCCACTTTTCTTCCATAGCAGCCTTTGTTGTTACATTCTCTGCAATCTGCGCCGCAAAAACCTGTAAATCTCTTCTTGTTCGCCCGCTCTGTAATCTTTGCTTTTTCCGGCGGGTATGTATCGCTTGCTATCTCTAAGCTATCTATCGTCCCTTCCAGGTATGCAGTTATTACGCTTATAGCAGCTTCACTTCCGTATGCTATAACTGCTTTTCCGCCAATTCCATTTATCGTATCTATAAACTTAAGCTGATTGTCTGAAGCTTTGTTATTTCCTACTTTCAGTTCTACATACAGATTGTTGTATTTTCCCGAAGCATACGGTAAGCAGATATCACTTACGCCTGGCTTCATTCCCTGGCGCTTAAGTTCTGCTCCGGCTCTTACGCTTCGCTTTCCTTCGTTTGCTGCATGGTACATAGCCTTAAGCTGTGGGTATTTCCCTTTTTGCCACCTTGCCCAGTCGAATACGTTTCGCTGTGCCTGGTCTTCTGATTCCGTCATATTCATGCTTATATGTCTTCTCCCGTGATTATCATTATTGCTACGCCTATAATAATTATTATCGCAAGCCACCACATAAGCCCTACGGTTAGTGATGTTCCGATTTCTGCAATTATAAGCGCTGCTTTATCTTTTCCTTCTAGCTTTTCTCTGTAGTACCCTTCCTCTACCTCTCTTATCTCTCTTCTCATATCATCTATAAGCAGCCACAGTAACGTAAATGCAGCAGCTACTACAAGCCCGGTAAGATAGATCGCTTTAATCATCTTTTTCCCCTTCTCTCTGTTCCTTCTCGCTTGCCTTTTCCGGCACTTTCGCAATATATGTACCTACTGCCTTTTTGATCTCGCCCGCCTTTTCTTCTGTGATATTCTTTTTATCTGTCTCTTCCTTAAGTACCGCTGCTAAGCCTTGTCCAGTCAGCGCGATACCTTCCGCTAAGCCCTGTTCGTAACCATTGTTGTAACTTTTGTCCGTTACTCTCGTTAAGTACCCGTCTAATTCCTTACGGCTCATTCTCTTAATTTTTCTTGCTAAGTCTCTGTCGATTCCTAAAGTTTTTCCCATTCTAATTCTGTCTCCTTCCAGGTTTGGTTAATTTTTACAAATGTGTAGGTAAAGAACGTATAACCTGTCTTTTCGTGTATTCCTTCCTGTACGCTGTCGCCGTCCAGTATGTATTGCTGTTCTAACTTCTTCGGAAGCCTTGCGATACGGTTATACCAACCTTTATCTTTTATCGGTTCTTTTCTTAGTACCTTCGGTTTCCTTAAGTTCCTTGAACTGTTCCAGCGTTTCCCTTGTAATGCTTCCGGGTCTCTTAACATTCCGTCACTCTGCTTAATCAGATATGCCGCTAGTTTTGCGTACTGTCCTGTATCATCTAGCGGGTTATGGTGCGTTCTTCCTCTTCCCTTCCAGCATCTAACTATAGCTTGCTGGCTTATCTCTTCTGGTGTATTGATAACTAAGTGATGATGTAACGCCCCTTTCTTCCCGATCTCCATTACATGAATGTATTTGAACGGGATACCATGACGCTTGTACAGCTTTCTCATTTCTTTTAAAAAGTCGTCTGCATCTGCTCGCATCTGCTTTCTTCCGGCTGGTCTTCTCTCCTTTCTGTAATCTAGTACCAGGTGTGTATCTCCTTCCTGGAAGTTTTCATTTATCAGCCTTCTTAACTTTTTCTCTGCTGCCCTCTTATTCACTTTTATCTGTTCTTCTTTTGTAAGGTTCTGTCTCTTTCCCCTCTTTATTCCCTTCTTACCGTACCTACTGCTATAGTACTTCATTACCTCTATAGTCTTACCCGCTTGTACTACCTCTATGATGTATGGCATATATCCTTGCTCCTGTTCCTAAAGTTAATACTTTTATCAAGCTTGAAAACTGGTTAAACCCCTTGTATTTGCTGGGTTTCCAGTTGCTTTTTTGCCGGATATTTGCTATACTATCTTTGTGAGTTTAAGTACAGCTTTGTACGGCAAAGCCGCTAAGTTATTTCCCGATAACCTAGCGGCTTTTCTTTTTTGTCTATCTTCGTTTTCGGGTGTATGTGCTTACGCTTCTTTCGTTAAGTCTTCTGCTACCATTTCGTATTTTTCAATACTCAACTCGTAGCACGTTCTTACTTCTGTTTTTTCATGTTCCAGCTCTTTTGTGTACTCTCTACTTTGTAAACGTCCCTGTACCTCGATACAGTCCCCTACTTTAAGATTCTCTGCTGCTCTTGCTGCTGTTCCGTTCCATGTGATCGCCGGGATATAATCGCTTACGCCGCTTTCATCTTCTCGCCAGCACGCTAAAACCATATCTGTTATACGGATTCCTCGCGGCGTTGTCCGCATATCTCCAATTTTGCATACATACCCGGTCATAATTACGCCGTTTGTATCTCCTGTGTACTCTTCGTCTGTGATCTCCTGGGCGCGTACTGAAATATGTAGCTTGCTATGTTCTTTTCCTTCTAAGTTGCGTGTTCTGATTCTTCCAGTAACCTTAAGTTTGATTTGTAAAATATCTTTGTTTTTGTCGATTGCTACCAGGCTTTCAAAAGCTGGCGTACCTTCTTCTACAATCACCTGGGTAATATCCTTAATTCCACTTACCCTTTCTGTTGCAATGCTAAAGCCGTAGTACGCTGTTCCTTGCTTATCTACGCTTACCTGGTGCGGATACTCTAACGGTTCTCCGTACAGTGTTATATAGTTATTCATCGGTTTTATTCTCCTTCTCGTCGTTCTTTGCTTCCCAGTACCTACCTTCACTTTCGTAGTAAAGTTTATACATTCCTGGCGACCACTCGCCCGTTACAATCGCGCTATCCATACTCACGCACAACCCCATATACTCGGTTGTTTCATACGGATAAGTGCCGGAAATATGTATGCAGCCTTGATACTCTCGTGTTACGCCTGTATCGTCTGTTACCGTAATTGTTCCCCAGGTGTCTTGTTCTGTCTGTATCTTCCCGGTTTCCGGCGCTACTGCTGTTACTTCCGGCTGGTTCTCTTTTGCAACAATCGCGGCAAGTAACGCAATACAAACTACTGCGATCATTCCCGCGATTCTCTTACTACATTTAGTGCTTGCTCCGATGATTCCTAACAACATCAATACAACCATTATGTATAAAAATATTTTCAGTCCTAACACTCGTTGTTGTACCTTCCCCACTTACTTCTAAATTCAGCCAGGCGCTTTTTAAATTCGTCCTGGTCTTTCTTCTTCTGTACTACTTCCGGGTCGTCCTGGCTTTTTGGTTCTGTTCGGTGTCTTAAGTCTTTTCGTTCTGCCGCTGTAAGTACCAGTGTTGTACCGTAAATGTCTACATAATGTTTTTGTCCACAAGCTCCGCATCTATGTACTTCATTGTCCTTAAGTCCGACCATTAAGCGCCCACATTGTAGACACTTCTTGTTTTTCTTATTTTTTATGCTGCCGACTCTTTTTAATATCATTTTTTCTGTTTCCCTTTCTCTTCCGGCGTTTCCTTTGCCGCCAGGAACATTTTAGTAGCGATATAGACGGCTTTCTGCATCGAAGTATCAAGCTGTCCTACAAGCTCTAAGGCTTCGTCTGCTCTTGCCTTCTTCTTGTCCATACTAATAGCTGCTGCCATGCTTTCGCTCCTTTCCCGTTCCATATCCGAACCCGTGACCGAAAGTGTAGCCGCCGTATCCGTATTCTTCTTCGTCTCGCTGTCTGCTTACTTTTACGTTCTGCCCGGTGTATGGGACGCATGATATAATTTCTTTGTTTTCGTGTTTGCAGTTGCTAATTGCTGTGCATTTGTTTCTTGCTGGTACTAACCTGGTTTCTCTTCTTCCGTTTTCCTTCTCAATCTCTACAACCCATTTTTTCACTGCTTCGTTCTCCTTCTCTTTGTTACTTTTTCGCGATTTTACCTATAAACAAGGGCTTTACGACTGCTGCCACAGTCTTTTTATCTTTGGTTCGTGCTTCTGATTCTTTTAATCTCTTCCGCTACGTTCTTAGAAGTCCGCTGCTGTAATAAGTTGTCACTGATCTGATACGTGTACTCACTTGAACCAGGAAGCTTTATGGCTATTCCTATCGGAAGTTGCCCCATTTGCATAGCAACCCGGATAAATTGCGGCGAAACGCCCAATATCTCCGCTGCTTCCGCTGGTTTTATGTTGTTTTCCCTCAATCTATCCCGCCTTTCTATGTATTTTCCGCCCTCTGCATTTCTTCCAGGCTTGGGACTGGCTACCTTGGTAGGCTGCATTACGGGTTTAGGTTTTTTCCCTACCAGGTGGCGCGCGCGAATGATTCTTTTTCATTTTTGTACTTCTCCGTTCCGGCTTTATTTACTGTGTAGTCGCTTTTTCCCATTAAAAAAGCTGTAGAAAAACTTGTTATACGTCTGTACACTCTTTAGCTGGTGTACCCGCTGCTATTTTTATCACAGTATGCAGCTTAAGCTGTCTGCTTGCTATCGCTGCTGCAAGGTTGCCGTCCTTGCTACTAATGCGCCGTGTGGGACTCGAACCCACGCCCGCCCGGTTATGAGCCGGGCGCTCTGACCAACTGAGCTAACGGCACTTGCTGGGCGACTGCTGCCGCCCTAGTGCTTTATATTTCAATCTTCCAATTTTCTTCCCGTACTTGGAACGCGTCGCCACATTCTATAATGTCCGGGTAATTTTTCAGCGCTATTTTTATCGGTGCTAGTTCTATCTCATACGCATAGTATTTGATATTCTTGTAACCTAAGCTATCAAGACAATAACGCCCTGTCCCTATTCCGTCATACAGCGAAAGTACTAATAATTCTTCTTCTTTCGGTATGTTTGCCGCCCTTAATATGTGCTTAATTATTTCTGCCGTCCAGCCGTTACCGATTCCCTTAAATCTCTCTGTATTGCTTACGCCCGCTGTATAGTTATCTGGTAATGTTTGCAACCTTTCACACTCAATAGGGTACATATTTCTTATTCTGTATAGCCCGTCCGGTAAATCTGTTTTGTACGATTCGCCGTTAAAGACTATTTCGCCTTTAATAACCTTATAGGTTTTTTCCCCTTCGTTGCTTACTCTTTCCGCTACCATGGTTCTTCTATGTTTTGTTAACGTCTGCTTAATATTTGAACCCTTCCAATAATTAGCGTCTATACAATGCGCTTTTCCTTCTCCGTTAACTCCGAACGCTATCCCACAATTTTTCAATACTTCACTTGCCGTTATTTTTCTATCTTCCGGCTGCTTCACGCCACTTATGTTATGTACATAAAATCTCTGTCTATTTTGACCGCTTACAAGTCCCGAATTTATATAAATCATTTCGCCACCTAAAAGGCTGTGTATGCTCTCTTTTATCTGTCTTGCTGCCGATTTATTATTTTCGTATAGAAAAATATCGGGGTTAAACTTTTCTTTTGCTATTAAATAATTTTTAAACAATTCCCAGCCTAACCCTTCCGCTTGTGTTTCCCTTCGCTCTGATTGTTGCGCTATACTCCAATGCGTGCATGGGCTGCCGCCTATAAGTATTTTCTTCATTTATTATTTTTACTGGCTGCCGTTTCCTTTCTTTTTTATTTCTGCGCGCGTCCTCTGTATTTTTCCAGGCTTGGAACTGGCTACCGTAGTAGGCTACATTACGCCGGGCGACTGCTGCCGCCCTGGTGCTTTATAAAATCTCTCTAACTTCGTTTTTCACTTTACATGTTTCAAACATCGGGCAAGGTTTCCCGCTTTGTATGCACCTGGAAGTACAACGGTTAAACCAACCGCCCGCCGTTGTGTTTCCGCCCGTCCGCCTTACATAGAACCCGTCAGTTATTGGCGTTATCTTCTCCGCTTCTTTCATTTTCCTTTTCTTCCTGGTGCTTTACTCTATTACTTCTACTGGTTCTACTTCTTTGTAGTATTCTTTTACTCTTTCGTCCCATGCTTTTTGGCTGTAATAATCAGCGCAATTTAAAATATCTTCATTGTAATGACTCGGGTACTTTTTCTTGTACTTTTCAGCGGCTTCTCTAATGTCCTGTGCTTTTACAATTAAGTATTGTCCTCTTGTATATGGGAACTCTTCGGAACTCCCAAAAGTAAAATAAAAGTTCTTCGGTTTCTTCTCCGCCCACAGCTTAGTAAAATGTTTGTCCAGTTCCCCGGTTGTCAGTCCTGTAGTTTCTGCCAGCTTTTCTATAAAGTCGCAATAATCTTTATGCGCTTCTTCAAAGCCTTCCTTTTCCGTTGTTGCTAATGCTTTTTCTACTTTTTCAAGTTTTTCTAAGCCTTTTGCTTCTACTTGTTTCCAAATTTTAAATTGTTCTTCACTCATTGTTTTCTCCTTCATGTTCCTCTTTTGTATTGTGTTTTGGAGTAAATGTATAGCTTTCCTTCATTGCATTTAACGCTATTTGCTCAGCTTTTACCTGGCTTTCTCTTTCTCCGCCTATTTTGGCAAGTATTAAATGAATGTCTTTATTTTGGCTTACCATTTCAGCGATTTCTATAATCGTCGAAGCAGCGCCCCAGTGATCGAAACATATATTTATTTCTTTTCCTGTTTCTTCCTGTATTTTTTTTATTTCTTCCATTGTATCTTCTAGTGTTTCTTTTTCTCTGTTATCAAATGTCTCGCCGTCTTCCGTTATAGCTATAAAGTAGTGTCTTACATGATCTCTTACACCTCTTGAAAGTCCTATAAAAAGCATATTTTTTCTTCCTTTCTTCTGCATTTTTCAGTTAAATTGTTTCTTCTTCACTTCTTTAATGCTATAATGTTTCCAGGCAGCTCTAAGGCTGCTAATTCAAAAGTGAAAGGGGGTGTGTTCTATGTCGAACAGCACCGACCTATTCACAAATGAAGATCGGGAATTGCTTAGCGAAATCTCTGGCAGTGTTTCTGCATTGTCTCAGAACTTCCAGGATATCCCGGAAGACCACCCGGTAGCAAAAACTTGTAAAAGTTTTATTGCCGCGTACAATGAGCTATGTTCTTTAGCTCTTAAGTAATTCCCTGGGGCTTCCGAAAATTAAAGAAGCCCCGCCGGAAGCTGCTGTATTACGGGTACAGTAGCTTCCTTTTTTGTTGTGCCTTTTGGGTGGACACCGACCCTATCACAAAAGAAGTGTTATAGTCATTATTGACTATGTGATTATAATATCCCACACAGCGCATATTGTCAATAGTTTATTTTTACTTTTTATTGACTATGTGGGATTTTAGTGTTATTGTAATGTTAAATTATCAAAGGAAGGGGGCTAGTGAATGAAAGAACGTATAAAAGCCGTTCGTAAACACCCGGATATCAACTTAAGTCAAGAAGAGTTTGGTAAGCGTGTCGGTGTAAAAGGTAACACAATCGGGAATTATGAGTTAGGATTGCGCAATCCTTCCGAAGCTGTTATTTTTTCGATATGCCGGGAATTTAACGTAAGTGAAGAATGGCTTAGAACTGGCAACGGGGAAATGTTTAACCCGATGTCCGAAGACGAAGAACTGGACTTATATGTAG